CGTCTATGGCGACGAAAAGAGCCAGTACAAGGTTGGCGATACCTGGAAGACGATTCTTAAGCAGGATTACGTGCTGGGCGCGGGCGTTGAGCCCGTATCTGACCCGACGATGGTTTCTGACATGCAGCGGATGGGCAGGGCACAGTTCCTGCTTGGCTTCCGACAAGACCCGGACTGCGACGGCAAAGAAATCCTGATGCGCGCCTTCAAGGCTGCGGACATCGATCAGCCTGACAAGATCCTTGCCAAGCAGACCGCTCCGAATCCGGCCATTGCCATCAAGGGCATGGAGCTGGATCAGAAGGAGCAGGTCATTCAGGCCGATGTGAAGCTTAAGCGGGCTCAGGAGTTCTCGGCTTACGCGACCGCGATAAAGTCCATGGCAGAGGCAGATGCCACCGTAGGCGATCAGCATTTGGCTTGGCTGGATCAGAACCTGAAGGTGTGGGAGGCGCAGTTCAATGCGGCCACGCAGCCGACCAAGAACGCAGACGGTTCGGTAAGCCAGCCGGGACCGGAGAACGCTCCGCCTCCGCCACAGCTACAGCATCCATCGACCATCCCGAACGGTGTACCGCCCAGCACTGATAATCAGTTGGCGCAGGCTGATCCGGACGGGAACGGGCGGGTGAGCCCTAGCGCTGGGTTTGCTGCTGAGCACAACGCGTGACCAAAGAACAATACGGCCTCTGGAAACACGAGCCCGTTACCAAGTGGTTCTTTGATTTTCTAATCAACAAGCGCGCGTTTCTGAAATCGGCGGCCCTTGAGATGTGGCTTAACGATCCGAAAAACCTGTCAGAGACAGTGCGCGGCCAGATAATCGAATTACAGGAAATCTGCGATCTGCCTTTCGAGGCAATCGAGGCGTTTTATCAGGAAAGAGAAGAGGAATATAATGCCAGCGAGGGTGAATGACGATCTTGTTACCACAGCGGCGGAAGCGCTAGTTGAGGCAGCAAAATCTATGACTAATAAGGACGGCCTGTTGATTCGTTGCCCCATGGATATCCATAAGGCAAAGAGCGCGGTGATGGCGTCCTTGGTAAATGCGGTTGGATATCCGAACAGCATTATGCCAACGGGATGGGAAGAAGTCAGCCGATTTGGTGTCAATCATGGCGCTTAATCCCAAGGTTCTTTCGGTCAGGCGTGCCGAGTACATTCCGGCCCCGTTTTTCGGCAAGAACGAGTCTGGTTGCCGACCAATAGGCGACCGCGTTCTGGTTAGACCTGATATCGCGGCAACATCCTCGGGTAGCCTACAGCTTCCGGACGACGTTGTGGACCGCGCCCAGCTCTCATCCTCCTCGGGTGTCATTGTTGAGGCCGGCGACGACGCATTTAAATGGAACAGCGACAGGACCAGGCCATTCGAGGGCGAGCGCCCCAAGGCTGGCGACCGGGTTTATTTCGAGAGATATGCGGGCCGCGTTGTCCTCGGGGATGACGGAGTAGAATACCGCCTGATCGATGACAAGAGCATCGGCGGCGTGCGTATAACCAACAGGTAATTTCAGGAAAAATCATGAGCGAGACAGAAACGCTGGAGCAATCCGGCGGCGATACACTTGTGCCCCGTGAGTTCGAGACCGAAGCAAGAGCTCGCCGGCTTGGCTGGGTGCCAAAAGAAGAATTTAAGGGCGATCCTGAAAAGCATCGCTCGGCAGAAGAGTTTCTTGACCGTGGCGAGAAGATGTTGCCGCTGTTGCAGCGGGACAACAACCGCTTGCATGAAAAGTTCGGGGTTGTTGAGCGGGAATTGAAAGAAACCCGCGAAACCCTGAAGCAGTTTTCAGAGTTTGCGACCAAGGCTGAAGAGCGGGCCTACAAAAAGGCTAAGGCTGAACTTGAAGCCAAGCTTGATACCGCAATCGAGACTGCGGATGTCAGTACGGCACGTCAGACTCGACGCGAGATTGAACAGCTAGAGGCGCCGGTTGCGCCCAAGGTCGTCACGAACGAGGCCCCGCCGCTTGATCCGGTCATCCAGACATGGATCAGCGAAAACGACTGGTTCAACAAGTCGCAATCCCTTCGCGCCTATTCAACCGAGGTGTTTGGCGACCTTGAGCGGATGTATCCCGGCAAAAGCAAGTCTGAGCTGCTTGCAGAAACCAAGCAGAAGACCATGGAGCGCTTTCCCGACAAGTTCGGCATCAACACTCGCAGGGACGAGGCCGGCGCTGTAGCGGCCCCTGGCGGCGTTGCGCAGCCTCCCAGGAAGCGGGGCAAGACTTACGACGATCTTCCCCCGGAGGCCAAGAAGGCTTGCGACAAGTTCGTCAAGAACATCAAGGGCTATACGAAAGAGCAATACGTCAAAGATTACGAATGGGATTGAGGAATACGATAATGCACGAAGGTATTAGAACCAAGCCATTGCCGCCAGTCATGCGCGAACCAGTCAAGGAAGCATCACCAGCGGATCTACCCAAGCGGCCAACTCGCAAGCCTTTTGGGTCGATGTCGCTGAAACTGGAATATCCAGTTCGCCCGGGATTTCATCGCCATATCTTCAATGACATTCCCGGTCGTATCGCTCGCGCCCAGGAGGCGGGATACGAGCACGTCAAGGACGATAAGGGCAATCCGATCAGCCGCGTTGTGGGCACTGCCGAGGGTGGCGGGGCGCTAACGGGGTTCCTGATGGAGATCCCAGAGGAATGGTACCAGGCAGACATGAAGGTCGAACGGGACCAGATCGACGCGAAAGAGGAAACGATGCGTCGTGGCAAGTTCGAAGCCCCAGAGCAGGGATACGTGGGCCAGCAAGGCATCACGATCAAGCAGGGCAACTAATTCATCCGCGCGTAATGGCGCGATTTCATCCAGCCATAAGGACTTAAAATGGCAAACACGAACATTGCGCGGGGTCTTATCCCCTACCGCAATATTTGGGGCTCGCCGTACAACGGCAGTTTCAACATCTACTACGTGCCGTCGTCTTACGCGACTGCGCTCTACATTGGCGATCCCGTCGACATCAAGTCGGGCTCGAACGATACCAACGGCATTCCCTCGGTTATTCTCGCCACGGTCGGTTCTCCGATTCTTGGCGTGATGGTTGGCGTTATTGACGCCGGCCAGCCGGTCATTGCCGTTACCCGTGACCTGAACATCTATCACCCCGCTTCGACTGCACAGTACATTGCGGTGTGTGACGACCCGAACATGCTCTATGAAGTTCAGGACGACGCCAGCGCACAGGCGACCGCTCCGAACCTCTGGACTGGTAAGAATGCGAACCTCGTTTCGGGTTCGGGTTCTACCACCACGGGCTTTTCGGGTTGGCAGTTGGCGGCGTCCACCGTGGCGACCACCAACACGCTTGACGTGAAGATCGCGCTGCCGCTGCAACAGGCTGATAACACCATCGGCTCGACGGCTAACACTAACATGAATGCCAAGTGGCTGGTTAAACTCAACAACTCTCGTTGGGCTAACCAGATCGCTGGTGTGACCTGAGAGGAGATTGACCAATGGCTGTTATTTCTACTGGCAATCATCCCAAAGCTCTCTGGCCCGGCATCAAGGAATGGTGGGGCCGCTCGTACACTGAACACCCGGAAGAATGGGTGGATCTGTTCGAGAAGGAAACCTCTGATAAGGCGTATGAAGAAGACGTTGAAATCAGTGGCTTCGGCCTCGCCCCGATCAAGAACCAGGGCACTGCCGCGAACTACGACACCGAGTCGCAGGGCGCAGTCACCCGTTATACCCATGTCGCTTACGCGCTTGGCTATATCGTGACCTTTGAGGAACTTCGCGACGATCTCTATGAGGTTGTTTCGAAGCGGCGTGCAAAGCAGCTCGCCTTCTCGATGCGGCAGACCAAGGAAAACGTGCTCGCCAACGTCTACAATCGGGCTTTCAGCTCGACCTATACCGGCGGCGACGGCGTTTCCCTCATCAACACGGCTCATCCGACCACGACCGGCGGCAACCAGTCCAACGCCCTCACTACGGCTGCGGACTTGTCTGAAGCTGCGCTTGAAGATCTGACGATCCAGATCATGCAGGCCAAAAACGGTCGCGGCTTGCTGATCTCGTTGATGCCGCAGTCCCTGCATGTGCCCGTGCAGACCTGGTACGAAGCGAACCGCATTATGAAGTCCGTTCTTCAGAACGACACTTCGAACAATGCGATCAACGTGCTGAAGGCGACGAACGTGTTCCCCAAGGGGATCAAGATGAACCATTACTTTACGTCGGCAACGGCGTGGTTCATCCGCACGAACGCTCCCGCCGGCATGAAGATGTACGAGCGCGATAGCGTCATGTTCGACCAAGATAACGACTTCGACACCAAAAACGCGAAGGCGCTCTGCTACGAGCGTTATTCGGGTGGCTGGTCCGATTGGCGTGGTCTGTTTGGCACCGCTGGCGTCTGACGCTGCCTAAACTCAGCCCCTGAAGGGTTGGACAGCAGCAAACTTGGGGCGGGGGAAACCTCGCCCCTTTTCTATACCTCATTCCACATTTCTATAACTCACAGCGCCCGATGCGTAGCATCCGCTATAAAAAAGGATTTAACTAATGGCTCGTTCTGCTGGCACCGCCCCCTGGCATGTTGTTGAACAGCGCAAACCCGGCCAATTCGGCACTGGTTCGACTGTTGCGCCCGACTCTTCCCCGTCTCTTTCCTATGGCGGCGGCATGGGCCTTCTCGATAATCGCCTTCCCTATAACAAGTATAACAACGTCGCGGCCGGCACGATTGCGGCCTGCGCCGCGCTTGGCTGGTATGATACCGCCGTTGTTGTCAACGCAGTTCCCTCGACCATTTCGGCCGTCAATATTGCGGCCTCGCAGTCCCCTGGAGCTGGTGCGATTACGCTAGTCTCCACGACGGGTGCCGGCGTGACGGTTCTCGCAACCGCTTTTACCGCGCTTCCCTCGCTCAATGTCATTCCCGTTGGCGCGCTCGCCCTTGATGGCAATCCCGGCTACCAGATTTTCGGCGCCCGCGATCGTACCGGGTTTTATGACCACACCACGTTCCTGGCTCGTAACGTCCGCATTACCTCAGGCGGCGTTGATACCGGCATTACCTTCACGGTGAACGGTTACGACGTTTACGGCTACCCGATGACTGAGACAATCACGGGTGCGAGCGGCGGCGTTGCCTCTGGTAAGAAGGCGTTCAAATGGGTTACCAGCGTCACTCATACGGGTTCGGTAGCTAGTACGGTCACTATCGGCACAGGCGACGTATACGGCTTCCCGCTTCGCGCTGACTCGTTTGGCTATACCTATATCATCTGGAATGGGACCAGCATTACCGCCAACACGGGCTTTACCGCTGCGGTAACGACCAACCCGGCTACTTCGACCACAGGCGATATTCGCGGCACCTATGCGGTGCAGTCGGCCTCTGACGGTACCAAGCGCCTTGAGATCGGCCAGACGCTTAACATTGTCGGGCTTAACCAGATCCCGATTGCCAACGGCATCTTTGGCGTAACCCAAGCCTGATTTTGATGACCTAAGCGCGGGGAGGGTCGAAGGGCTCTCCCCCTTTTCATTCCAAGGATATCAAAACATGGCTGATACAGTCACCTCGCAGACCATTTTAAGTGGTTCGCGAAACTACATTATGAAATTTACGAACGAGAGCGATGGCACGGGCGAGAGCGGCGTTGTCAAGGTGACGGCTGCCAACTCCTCGCTACATTTGAAAATTGCGCGGGTTGTGTTCGCTATCAATTCCGGCGCTGTTCGTATCCAGTGGAATGCAACCACCCCGACTGATGCGCTTATTCTGGCTGGCTTCGGGACGTTCGATTTCCAGTATTTCGGCGGCTTGCCCAACCCGGCCAATTCTGGAGCAGACGGCGCGATCAAATTTAGCACGGTCGGTTTTGCCAGCGCATCTTCCTACGACATCACCCTCGAAATGATTAAGGCTGTCTGATGCGGCGCCTACTTCGCAGGGTTCGCTCCACTCGGGCATCTTTCACGGTTTCGGTGATGAGCGGCGGCGGAAAGGTCACGTTTTCCGCCCCCACGGGCAATGCCCTGAAGGCTGATTTCTCAGTCAACACAACCGAATCTTGGTTTTTCTACTAAGGATTTATTATGGCATCCGTTCTTTCGAATATTGCAGCCAAGGATGGCGCGGCAGCAACAGTCAGCGGCGGTATTTTAGCGGTCGATAAATCCGGCGCTGGAACCGGGCCGTTCTTTGCAGCTCAGACCCTTGTTGATACGCAGGGCGTCAATACCGCAACGATCAAAGCGGCATCGACTGCGGTTGGCGCCACCGATACATCAATTGCAGTGGGCCTTAGCCCCAACTCTCCATTGCCAGCCGGAACAAATGTTCTGGGCCATGTCATTGTTGATAGCGGCACAGTAACGGCTGTCACTGCCATTACCAATGCTTTGCCTGCCGGAACTAATCTTCTTGGAAAAACTGGCATTGACCAGACCACGCCGGGAACAACCAACCTAGTAGCACTGACGGCGGAAACAACCAAAGTAATCGGCGTTACGCGTAATGCGGACGGTTCCGGCAATCTTCTGACCTCTACGGCGAACGCCCTCGATATCAATATCAAGTCTGGCGTGAATGCCAACGGATCGGCTACCTCTCTCAATTCGGCTCCCGTTGTTATTGCCTCGGATCAGGCAGCGGTAGCGACCAAAGGAAGCGCATCAAATAACGCTGATGCGGTTGCCACTATCGCAATTGCCGATCAGGGAATGGCATATGGTTACGGGTTTAACGGAACCACATGGGATCGACTGCGCGTTGATGCTTCCAAAAACCTCCAGGTTAACTTTGCGGCATCCGCCGCAGGAGCTGCCAAGATTGAAGGCAATACTTACGCAACGGGCGATGGCGGCATTCCTGCCATGTATGTCCGCTCTACGGCCGTTCCGGCTAACCAATCCGGTTCGGATGGTCAGTACGAAATGGGCCGCATCAAAAATGGTCGCGTTTATGTCCGTGGCGAGCCGGAGATGTTCAGCGCGGTATTTAGCACGCTGACGCGCCCAGCCAATACCACTGCCTATCTGGCTAACCAGTCCATATCGGACAACGCAACGGCCGGCTCTGTCACGGCGCTGTCTGCATCTCCTTCCGATACCAATGACGATCCGATTTGCATCACCGAGATTCTGGTTGATACCAACGATACAGGTCTGGCCGCAGGGATTCAGATCCGCGCATGGCTTTACAATTCTGACCCGACTGCGAACTCGGGGGTCGGTGGCGGCAACGGTGCAACCTTCTCTAATAAGAGGGCGGGCTTCATCGGATCTTGCTCTGGTACTTTCCGGGCGTTCTCGGATGGCGGGAAGGCACGCTTAGTTCCTGACGAGGGAAGCTATATTGTCTCTGTTCCGACCTCAGGTGCCAAGACGATTTTTATACAATACCAGACCTTGGCGGGCTTTACGCCATCGGCGGTCTCAACGACCTTGATCGGAACTGCGCGGGGATTCCAGGGTCGTGTTTAATCTAGCTCTGTTGAGCGGTCGTGGATTGGTTGCCAGCCCCCAGGCAACAGCGTTTTTGACCCGAACCTCCGGGCTCGATACCAAACACACCAATATGTATATCAATCTGATAAACGGATTGGTGTCAGATGGCGTTTGGGGCAAGCTAGACGCGCTCTATTTTCTAGCCACTCAGAACTCGACAACCGCTCTATTGAATCTCGTTTCAAGTTCTTTCGCGATTACCGCGAATGGTGCTCCGGCCTTTGTAGCTGATCAAGGCTATACGGGAGTTAATAACAGTACGACGGTCTATTTAGATACCGGCTTTAATCCAAGCACTGCTGGCGGAAACTTTTCTCAAAACTCTGCTCATATCTCTTTTTGGTCTAATACGAATCCTGCGACTGGCTTAACTGCCATGTCGGTAAACGCGACCAGCGGAACTCAGGTAAATATTTTCCCGCGCTTTTCCGATAATAAGGCTTATTGGCGTATTAACGACAGTAATGCCGCCCTATCGGCTGGCGTAACCGTTGGAACTCAAATCGGCTATTACGTTGCCAACCGCTCCGGTGCCTCTACGCAGAACGGCTTTATCAATGCCGTCGATCAAGGCGTCGTAAGCGTAGCATCTGGCGCTGTTGTCAATTTCAATATGACAATTCTAGGACAAAATATCTCCGGTACTCATTCCGGCGGCTATCCAGGACAATGCTCTGTAGCTTCCATCGGAGGCTCTTTATCGTCAACCGATGTCACCAATTTATATAACAGAATTTCAACGGCACGGACCACGCTCGGACTATCATGACGGTCGGCACCCAACAATTTGGTCTTGCCAGCACGCCCCCGAGTTCAAATCTCGGAAACAACCAGATGGGAATTGGGGGGGCGGTCTATTATTCCAATATTCAACCCTGGAATAATTGGATACGGTCAGCCAATGGCAAGATTGTTGCACTAACATTTACTGCGGGATTTATCACCTCCATTGTTGCTCATCCCGTATTAGCTGGATGGGTGCAGGCCACAACGTCATCTCCGCATGGGTTGTATAACCCAGACTGGTCCAGCCGCGTTGCTCTCCCAACCGATACAGGTGGAAGTGGCGGCCTATCATTCCAGATATTGAATGTGAAAGATGCGGGTGGCAGTTCGCTTGCAGGATGGGCGATTACGGGAAATTCAAGCGGAGTGGTTGACGGCGCCTCTACGATTTCATGGCAGGCAAGCGTAGGAACGGGAACAGTCGCCAAGGCCGATCTGATAGTCACCCTTTCGGGAAATATTGCTCCAAATGCACCTAGTTCGCTTCTCGGGCATCACAATAACCTAACTCAATATGTTGATGCGAATGGGGATGTGCAAAACAGCATTCCCAATGTTGCGAGTATCGTTGTAACTCAAACTGTCTACGCTTTGGACTTTGCCAATCTAGCCAATGTCCCCACGGGATTCTCGCGGACAGGCCAAAAGTTTTCTATTCAATGGGCCGTTGGGACGGGCCAAAACTCGACTGCGAACGGCGTTGGAAACGCTACATCTCCTGCGACTGTAGACTTCACTTGGAATAGCTCGCTAGACGCGACAAACGTAACCTACAGCATAAGCATCCCTAATTCAGATATCGCCAATGTTCCAAAGCTTGTCTACTACGGCCCCAACAATCCATCTGTTTCCGGGGGTGAGTTGGGCTTATGGAATAGCGGCAGGTATTGGCAGCCGGCATTTGAGAATTTTCATCTGAATACGTGCGGCACTGTCCGATTTATGGATATGTGTAACACTAACGCCAATCTCGGGCTTAACAACTTTTCGCAGTGGACGACGCCTAATAACGCATCGTGGCTTGGGGGGGACGCCTATCCGAGCGTTTGCCCGATGGAAGCGATGCTTCAGTTTTGCAATCGAACTAACAAAGACCCTTGGCTGAATATCCAGAATTCGTTCACCTTTTCCAAGGGTGCCCCGATTATGGGGATCTCTAAGAGTTCTCCGGGTTCAAACGCCATCGTGACGTTTGCAACCCCTGGCGGCTATACGAATCTCGGCTTTCCGTTTGTTGGACCCTTCCAGCATCCGTTCAATACGGGTGATAATATCATAATCGCGCCCCAGGGCACGGGGAGCGGGAATCCTCTAGTCACTAATACGTCCGCCACGATGACTATTTCCACCAGCACGATCGGATGGACGGCGCATGGTTTCCCGGCTGGGCAGAACATCATCTTCGTTACGGCTGGGGGAGGCGTAAATACAGGCCAGAGTTACTATGTGACTTCGGGCGCTTCGCTTCTTGCAAATTCGTTTCAGGTTTCCAGCAGTCTTGCAAATGCACTGGATGGAGTGCCGATCACATTAACCGGATCGAACGCCACAGTTACCGCTCGATCCCAGATATTTAATTGTCAATTCGTCGTTGGTGCGGTTACCGCATACACCGCTGAATTGTTGCACTGTGACTCAAGCAGCTTTGGAAGCGTCGCCACAACGTTTAATGGCATTGGGCAGTATGCTATCGGCAACTCGGTTGTCTACGGTGCGATGGGTGTAAGTCCGTTTGATTTAACCCACTACACGTCGCAAGTAACTGCGATGGTAACCGCAGTAAACAGTACCCTTAATGCGAATTTGCGCCCGCATTGGGAATATGCAAACGAGTGCTGGAATGTTGCCCGGATTATAAACCCTATCTTGACGGCGCAGGCCCATAATTTCGTTGATACGAATGGCGCCAGATATTTTGGCGACTCCTACTCTTCGATGCATGGATACTTTCTGGCATCTGGATACAACGCGATTAGAACGTTTTATGGCGGAAGCAGCGGGCGAGCTAAGTGGGTTGGCAACCTGGGGGTAAAGGGCGGAACACCTTCAGAAACCAACTTGATGTTTTCTGGAATGGACAAGTGGATCTTAGATAACAATCCATCTCTAACCCGAAATGATCTAATCGATAACATCGCGACCCGAACTTATTGGGGGCCTATCTATCAATCCAATGGGAATTTTATTCCAAACTTTAGCAGTACCTCAACATTTACCATTGACCCCTCTGGCATTGCCGCGACGACGATCACCGTGCCGAGTAACAGCAATGCGCCCTTTGCTCCTAATCTTTGGGCATATCCGTTTCTCCCCATCATCATGGCGTCGGGCAACTTCCCGAACGATCTTGCAACTGGGCAGCCGCTTGTAAGTGGAGCTGGAAGCCAGCTAGGGGTCTATACTACCGTTAGTGTTTCCGGGGTCACTGGCGGGATAGCGACGATAAGCAATGTTTCTGGGCCTTCTCTTACGGTTGGAATGACGATTTATCCCAGCCTGAGTAACGGCGGCGGAAGCTATTGGAAAACTCCGCCCATTGTAATTACGGCAATGTCCCCATCGCCCGGTCTAAGTGGCGCGGGCGGAACTGGCACATATCAAGTTGATAGCGGTGCCACGCTGGGAGCTTATGGCGGAAGTGCGTATGATTACACCGGCTCAACTGGAATCTATTGGGGTCTGCCAACCGATCCAAATAAGGGCTGTTTTGGAAGAACCTTCAGATTCGCGTCTAAAAATAATATGGCGCGGTTTGGAGGTTTTATTAGCAATGGAAGTGGGGGCGCTGGAAACACGCTAACGGTCACTACTCCGCCACTTGTCGGACAGCCGCAAATCGCAATCGGGAATTTGTGTGGTGGCGTCGGCGTGACGGAATGCACAATTACAGGCGGCTCCGGAACGACATGGACTGTTAGCGGATCACCGCAGCTTACAACTAATCTTCTGGGAATGGGAGCTTATACGCCCGTCATATGCGATCCAGCAAATCCAGGTTCCGGCACTCTAATTGTATTGGGTGGCGCTTCAACGCTTCTCAGGAACTACGCAAACGACAGCATTGCTCTTAACAAATCAAATCCGGCTACTTATCCGAACCGGTACTCATATTATAACTTCAAGATCAATGAACAGTTGTCTTACTTTACCGATGGGTTCGCTGGCGCCCCAGTTCTGGCCTTTAATGCGCCTCCCACCAATACGCTTGGGTTGAGTTCATTTTTTGTAACGGATATGACGCCCATTCTTCCGCCAAATCTAAATTCGAAAATGCCAACATCTCCCGGCATGGTGGCATACGAAGGCGGAAACGGCAATAATCCACAAGGGCTCGTTACAGGCACCAATAACACGGGCTTTCAACACGATCCGCAGTTTGCGGAGTTCATTCAATCGGCATGCTGTACTACTGAAGCGGCGGCGGTTTGGACGCTGATGTTTAACACATGGAAACTCGGACCAACCTACGCAGCGCAGGCACCATATAGCTTCACAGGAACGGGAAGCCTCGTCATGGGACAGCTTCCATTCTTCGTCGATGCTATCAATGTAACTGCGACATTCCAGTTTACGGGGCTTTATTTCGTGGATGATATCGTGGGGATTGGCTCGCCAAATTGGCAGCAGCCGCTCAACGGGCATCCTTATATGGATGCTCTTGCAGCAACAAACTAATAGCCCCTTCGGGGGCTTTTTTATTGGATAATTAATGGCACCTCGCACAGTCTATGCAAGCCTGACGGACGGCTTGCAGCCCTTCAGCCTATGGGATCAGTCGCTCGCCGACGTTGGCAATCTCGGCATGATCCCGTGTACTGCAGCGGGGACTAATACGATCGTCCTGACCCCGATTGCCTCGGCGTTCGCCCCCAACATCAGCAATCCACCTCAGCAACTTCAGAATTTTACGTTCGCCGCAGTAGCTACTTCTACGGGTCCGGTAACGATCAATGGCCTGAAGCTTTACAAGGAAGACGCGGCAACACAGGCCAGCACAGGCGATACTGTTCTGGGCGTCACTTACGGGGTGGTATATAACTCTGCCCTGAATGGCGCGGCTGGCGGCTATCAGATTGCGTTCCCCGTTACGAGCGTAATCAACCCGGTTATTTCGGGCGCGACGATCTCCGGCTCTACCATCACCACGTCAACATATAACGGAAATACGTGGACGGCGGGAACGGGGGTCCTCACGATTGCCGCGCTCAAGACGCTGACTGTAAGCAACTCGCTTACACTGGCCGGGACTGACGGAACGGTTATGACGTTCCCGACGACTTCGGCTACCATCGCGCGGACGGACGCGGCCAACACGTTCACGGGTACGCAGACAGTTGGCGCTCTGGTAGCGACTACGGTCAACGGCAACACGGTCACGGCGGGAACGGGTGTCCTTACCCTGGCGGCGGGCAAGACCCTGACCGCATCTAATACCTTGACACTGGCGGGTACCGATTCGACCACCATGACGTTCCCCACA